GGTTACTCTCCTGGAATGCGGGTTACACTCGCATAGACAGCAGTGGCCGTGGCAATCGTGAGCTGATACTTGCCCGGAGTGAGGCTCAACGCCCCAGACGTTCCATTGGCCGTCATGGACGTGGCTGCGTCGATCAGGGTAGAGCCGTCAGGGCCTACGCGCTGAAGCTTGACCGACCCGCCGCCCCATGTCGCGACCGCATCCAGAGCATAAGTTCCGCCAAGGAGGCTGAACTGGGCCGGTGTGGCGCTGATGTTGCTCCATGCGAAGCTCTCGTGAGCGCGCATTACAGCTCCTTGAAGGTCTTGGGGCCGTAGTTCTGGTCGTTGACGAACCAGTCGAGCTTTTCTAGCGCGAGGAAGATTTGCTTGAGGCTCGGCACGTTGGCCGTGTTCACCCGAAGCTCAATGTCTCCCGCACCCGGAGCCGAAGTCCCGACCGTGATGTTCTCGGGGTTGACGTCTTCGATCTTATCGACCGTGAAACTTAGCGAGACACTGGCCATTCATGGCTCCTAATGGTTTGGTCGCCGACCCCGTTGAAGGAGGACAAGACCGCAAGGTCGGCGACCTCGGGGAGACCCCGATATTAATTCACCGTCGAAAGGTTGATGCTGACATTCCCCGCAACGCCCGTCGCTGCGGCGGTGTGAACAGCAAGAACGATGTCGATGTATCCACCCGGATCGGAGGTCAGGCCGACCTGCTTCCACAAGGGAGAGGTGCGAAGATTAGCGTCCAGATTGGAAAGCGCGTCGATCTTCGAGCCCGAAGTGGTCTGGGCGAACGCCTTGGCAGCAACGAAGCAGTTGGCGGAAATCTGCGTGCCCTGAAGGGATGCAGGCGTTCCGTCAGTCGTGCTGTCCGAGTAGTAAGCCCCCAAGTCCACGGCCAGCGTCGGCGAACCGTTGCTGTCCATCTGGCCCTTGGTGAACAGCCAGCCGTCCTTGAGAACGGTGGTCGTCGCCAGGCGAACCATCTTGTAGAGCGAGGAAGTCGAAGCCAGACCAGCGGCAGTAGCGGCCACATAGTCCGAGTGGTTGACCTCGCGGCCCGGCCCGCCGATGCCCTCGGTAAGCTGGGTAGCGGAAGCCGTCCCAACACTGTCGAGAGTAGTGACCGAGGCGGATTTAACAGAGTCAGCAGCCATTGCTCAATGTCCCTTACGGAGTGATCAGTTGACAGCCGTAAGCTGTCGGGTAAGATGAAACATTATGAGAACTCTTGAAGAACAAGCTGCCATCCGCGCTAAGAACGCGGAATATCAGCGTCGGTACCGCCTGACTAATCGCGGAAAGGAAAGAACAGACGCCTACGAACGATCGAATAAGGCTCGCGCCAAAAGATGGCGCGAAGAACTTAAGCGATGCTACGGAGTTACGCCAGAGTGGTACGAAGAAACTCTTGCAGCCCAGAACAACGGATGCGCGATTTGCGGGCGTGACCCCGACAAACGCCGACTGGCCGTCGATCACCATCACACGACTGGCCAAGTGCGCGGACTTCTCTGCGCAAGGCATAATATCATGATTGGTGTTCTTGAGCATCCTGATCTTTCCAAATTACTCGATTATCTTGAGTCCTATAAAACTAAGGCGTGATATCTGCCCCGGTGGAGTCGGCGCAGTTGACTTGCAGAACCTTGCCCGGCTGCGTGCGGGTCGAACCGAACGAAGTCTGGGTGTAGATCTGATAGGGATGACCGGAGAGGTCGTTGCGCTGGCTGGCGATGTTGGTCATGTCGCGCCAGATGCCGAGATAGAGGCCCGACTTCGCGAACGCGATGCAGTTCCTGATGCTGGAGGCCACCGCAAGGCGCTCGGAAACGACGATATCGAAGCCGAGGAAGCGGGTGATATTGCCATCAACAAGAACGGGCTTGTCGTTGAACTCGGTCGAGACAACCTGAACCTGCTTGAGCAAGTCGGCTTCCTGAGACGAGCCGATCACGAGGCACAGCGGATCGCTGTCAATATCGACGTGATAGTGACGGAAGATGCGCTTGGCTTCGATAAGCTTGGCAACGGTCAGACCAACCGAAGTCGCGCCCGCACCGAACGTATCCGCAACGCGGAAGTTGGTGGTGTCGAACGTCTCGGGAGTAAGAGACGCCGCATCCTGCCCGGTCTGAGCCGTCGCGAAGGCATTGGCGATGATGCAGTCATCCCAGCCGCGGCCGACGGCCTGAGCGGCGTTGTCGGAATACTGCGACTTGGGATCGACAATGGTTTTCAGTTCATCGAAGCTGTCGATGAGCTGGGTGAGTTCGCCGTCCTGCGGGAACACCCAACGCCGGGTGAAATCCGGGTCAGTGCGCTGGATCGGAGCGAAGCGTCCTGCCGGAGCTTTGAGCTGCACCGCACCGATCTGGTTGACCGGCGATGCCATCTTGCCGACATGGAAGCCCTCGCGAAGCTTGCCGCGAAGTTTCGACCCCATCTGCTGGAGCTTTAGCTCAAGAACAGTCGAGAACTGGGTCGTGTAAAGTTGATATAGACCGTCAGTAGCCACGGATTGACTCCACAATCAAAGTGATCGTTTGGAGACCGTATCCGGGAACCGGGGGTCGGTTGACTTATCGAGCGGCCCAAATGGGTGTGCGCTCTTATGTCAGCACCCTAAATCCTATAACTGTTACTTGTTGTCAAGCTGTTTTTTACTGCGCCCCGTAAGCAATGGCGTGAAGATTTTCCATTTCCTTCTTCTCAGCCATTCCACCAGCAAGATAACGGGCAGTCCACGTAGTATCAGCCTTTAGTTCATTGATGCGAACGACTGCCGTTTCCTTGGTGTAGTAAGCATTACCGGAGGGACCACCACCGCCGACGAATGTATCTTCGCCAAGCTTCTTTCCAATAGTCAGGAGAAGCTGCATCGTTTCGGCCTTGCCTGCGGTTTCACCGAGCTTTTGAATAGCCGCAGTCATCTTGCCCTGGTCGAACCCCGCTTCCTTCATCAGTGCCTCATAAGCACGGTCGGCGATGACCTTGTAGGCTTCGTAGTTCGGACCCCACGATTGCTTGAGCTGTTCGAGGGCTTTTGTGGCGGCCGCGGTTTCTTCCGCCGTGGAAGCGGCCCGCGTGGTATCGAGCTGCTTGATCGTATTCTCTGCGAGCTTCTGCGCGGCAGCGGGTGAGAGCTTGAGTTCACTCGCTTGCGAGCGAATGAAGTCCTTCATCGCGTCGTCAACGTCGCTGCCGTCCGCGTGCTTCAAGCCTTCAAGCTTGTAGTCGTCGGCGTTCTTGGACCAGCCAAACCGCTCATAGACCGCATCCCATTCCTCGGGCGGGGCATCGGACTTGGGGAGCTTGAGAAGCTGTTCCTTGGGAACCCCGATATAGGCTTGAGCCTCTTTATGGGCCTTGGCGGTATCCAGGAACGCCTGAACCGGGTCCTTGTCTGCTAACCCACGGGACGTGATGTAGCCCTGCGTGTCGGCGTCGAGAGCGGAATACCATTTGTCGGCTGGCGCTACTGGAGCTGCGGGTGCGGGTTCGGTTACTACGTCAGTCATTGTCATCCCCCTCTTCGTATTTCACGACCACGGCGGAATCGCCGAGGCGGCGTTGCATCAGTTGTTCGACCGTAAGGCTTTTCTGAGCGTCGATCCGAAGCCAGACCTCTCTCCGTCCCTCCAGAACCGCGTGAAGCCGTGGATCGGCGTGGAAACAGGTTTCATTGGCCCGGCAGAAGCGAGAGAGATCGTTGAGGACAATTGCCCCGGACGCACCCGCAAACGCCGTTAGATACGCCTTCTGGAGCTCGGCGGTATTGTCGAACAAGGCCTTGGCCTGTTCCTCAGTGATCGGCTTTGGCACTGACTTCCTTCGCCGCGCGAGCGGCCTGAATGGGCGACTGCCAATCCCAGTAGCCGTTACCGTTCTGGGCCGGGTGATTGGTCCCGTCGCCGCTTACATAGTCGGGTGCCTTTTCCTTGTGAGGCACGCTTTCCAGCTCGACCGAATTGACGCCGGGGAAGTAAATCCTCAGCGTCAGTCCGTGACCGAGATTGTTCGTGACCAGCGCGGCATAGGGGCCGTCGTATCGCTTCCCGTAGCCTTCAGTGAACCCGATCCGCTGCATCAGCCGTGGGTTGTAGTAATCCACGTAGGTTCCGATCCGGGGCTTGCCCGGAACATGATCGACCATTATTGTCCCCCTTGTTGTGGTGCTCCCGGAGCTGCGGGTTGCCCCCCAGCTTTCGCCACGGTGGCCTGTGCTTTGATCATCGCAGCCTGCGCGGGTAGAGATTGAATCTGCTGCTGCTGCGCCGCCTGATCAGCTCTTGCCTTCCGTTTCTTCTGGATCGTCGCGTCATCGTTGAGCCACCGTTCCGGCACGGCCTGGATCATCGCGATCTCGCGAACGGCAACGTCGAAGTTGAACACGTCGAGGACCGAAGGGTCCTGTGTCGCGTTGACGATCTCTATCACACTCTGCTGGGTGCGCTGGAACCCGGCTACGTCCTGCGCCCGCTGGGCTCTTGCCAGAGGCGACGTATAGACGACGTTATATTCGCCCTGCGCCTCCCGGATCACGTCCGGCATCGGCGGGAACTTTTTCATTCGCGAAAGCAGGTCCAGCTCCCTGTGGATCATCGGCCCGAGATATTCCGACTGCTGCCGACCCACCGTGGGAGCGATCAGGATACCCTTCTCGTTGGTCCGCTCGATAACCTCTGTCGCCGTCATCTGCGGCGTCTCGGTGAGGATCTGGAACAGGGTGACAAGGAAGGCGTCGTTGATGAGCGCCCGCTCCTCGTCCATCATCTCCTTCGTGACCTGAATCTGCCCGGTGGGAAGGATGCCGATCAGGGGTTTCCCGTCCGCCGACATGCCGCCCTTGTTCACCGCCCCCGGCTTCATCGTCGGGTCAATGAGGCCATCATCATAAGTGAGGAGGGTCGGGTCAGCTGCCCTATGCCCGACCTTGAGGAACGTGGTCTTTTCAGCGTTTAGGGTTTTAAGGGCAGGAAGGACTTCCATCGCCGGGGACCGGCCATAGGTCTCCATCGGTGTCTGGATATACCGTCCTACTGCATATGGAAAAGAACGATAGCCGCCCTCTGAAAGTAATGCCCTGCCCTGAATAGAAATATACTGAGATGAGTAAGGCATTCCCTTGACGCCCCACTCGCCTTCTTCGTAATCAGTCTGAGGCTGAACGCAATGGAGGAAGTCATACATTTGCTCCGACTTCTGTTCCATTGCAGACAGCAACGTCGCTGGCATACGGTCACCGAATTTTTGGTACGCTTGTCTTGGCGTCATCTTGAACCAGCGAATAACCTTATCCACTCGTCCCTGATGATTCTCGCTAATGAACAATTCCCCAATAGGAATGTTCTTGTAGCGTAGTTTATTTACTGGCCTGTTCCAGTCATCGACTGCTTGGTCAATGAATAAACCACCAGTTCCATAAGCACCAATACTTCTATACGACCGCTGATTTCCCGCCGTGAAGTTGGCAATCGCGTCATACCGCTCCTGAAACAGAATCTTGGTGACCGCCTCATACCAGAGGCGCGCGTCACGGTTCTTCATGATGTCGGGATTGTCCGACGCGAGCTGGTGCCAGATTTGGTTTCGCGGGGTGAGAAGGCTGTCGAGGATGGCCGAGAACCTTCCAAGAGCCATCATTCCCGTGGCGTCTACCTGGCGATCGGTCTTCTTCTGTCCAGGCCAGTTGTAATTGCCGTAGTAGAAGGTGTTTCGCGAGGCTGGATCTATGAGTTCAGCGATCTCTTCCCAATGGGAAGCCGTGGTGTTGCGCCACAGGTTCATCTGCCCGAACTCAGCGAGCCGGGTCGTTACGATCTCTTCTTCATATCCCGATTGTGCCGGTGCAGCGAGCTTCTCCTCGTGCAGCCGGACGACATTGTTACTAGCCATCGGTCATCTCACGTGAGAATTTCGGTATGGGGTGCCAATATTTGGGCTCTCTACCGAGAGTTACCGTTGTCCCGTCACCGTCGAGTAGCATTTCATAAGGCTGCCACCATTCTCCGTACCTATTCCTAAAGCTTACCCATGGAACCGAGCCCCACATTGTTCCCCCACAATCCATCACCAATATCCAATCGGTTTCCCCCCAACGGTTTATTGTTGGCGCAGTCTCGATTGGTTTCCACTTAGCCAAGCGGTGCGCTCCCCATCAGCGCCTGAAGCGCCATTCCCCCGGTATTCCCGACCCCCGAGACCCCAGACAAAGCCAGGGCCCCGAACGCCCCAGGCTGCTGGTTGGCGACAAGCAAAGCCCGCTTTCGCCGGTCCAGAATTTCACTATCGACCTGCTGCTGAAGATCGGCTCCCAAGCCCAAATCAATACCAGCCTGCGAAAAGGCTCCGGGGTTTGTAGGAATTAAAGGACTTGGCTGGGCCATGACTGACTATAAACCAGTAAAGGGGTCTATGTCTACACCATGAGCCATGAAAACACCATCGCTCGATTGAATGTTTTTTCTTGCGAAGTCTTTCCAGTGCTGACCACCCAAAGACCCCATGGGTATTCCGCCGACGCAAAACCTCTTCGCCATCATAACAAGTATTCGTGTGGCAGACATAAGATCATCGTGGACTTTGACGATATTACCCGTTTCGTCACGGTGATAGCTTACGAACTCTTCCCACCAGTCGATCAGATGAGAGCAGACCTTCAATCGTCCTGAAGTAAATCTCTGCTGCATTTCCATGATACCGGTTTCTGTTGCGTAACCCCCCGTGGGAAAGGTGGCGTGGGTCGCGAACATTCTCAGGCCCAGTCCACGGTAAAGACCTGCGGTAGTCTCCGGTGAATCGTCTCTGGTTTGGCGGTGGCCGTCATGGGGCCAGAATACCGGAGCCCCGGCACACACCCGCTTCATCGCGTCGGCGTGCTGGATCGGCATCATGTTTTTTAATTGGAGCGCGTGCGCAATATAGAGTATATCCGTGATCGGATCATAGAACCCAAGGACGGCAGCAAATGGATGGCTAAACTTTCTAGAAGCGCCTCCCATTCCGCCGAAGTCAACTCCCCACCCAAGTCGCCAGTGGCCAAGTGGTTCCTCAATCGGTGGTATCTCGATGCTTTCTCTAAGTATCGGGAAGATAGCACCCGATCCCATAATCGGGCGACCAGACCTGCGGGCTGCCTGTTCGTGAGCGGGAAAGCTTTCGATCGCTCTGTCATAGGATTCCCTCGTTAGATGGCTGTGGGGCTCGGCGAGAACATCGTCCCCGGTCATGTTGACGAAGCCCTTGTCCGCGTCGGTGGCGCGGGCGAAGGACTGGTACAGCTCCGTCTCGCCCTGAAGCGGAGTGAAGGTGATCATCATCGAGCCGCCGGTCGCCAATAGGCGGGCTTGGCACTCGGTATAGACCTTGAAGTCGTCCGGCTCCTCGTCGAGCCAGATAAAGCTTACGCCGTCCCCCTGGAACTTCTGCCAGCCTTGCTCATAGGACTTGAACGCCAAGGTGGAGTAGCCACCGGTCACGTGCTTCACGGCAACGCTGGCAAAAGCACCCGTTGTACCACGCCCAAGCACCGGGTCCGTGACGAAGCACGACTTCGGGATCAAACCCGTCCCCAGGGTGTCCGGTGTGTTCGGTTTCCCGCAGAGCTTGAGCTGGTTGATCCCCATCGTCTTGTCGGCGGTGAGGCCGCACGCCCACGCCAGAATGGGTTTGTCGAATCTGAGGCCCTTCCACCATGGCGGATATATCCCTGTGACGTGGCACGCGGTTTCGTAGGCTCCGGCGTCGGACTTCCCGAGCTGGTTCCCGGCGTTGAACATTCGCTCGCGTTTCGTCGCCCCAAGCTCGAAGAACTCTCTCTGCTTGGCATAGGGGACGAACTGTTCGAGGCGATTGTATTTCTTAAACTCCACCGCAGCCGACAAGACCTTGTGAAGCTGGGCCAGCCTCTCCTCACTCATCGGTAACTTCCGTAAACTCGCCCTCGACGACCCCCACCCCGGCAAGAAGCT